CCACACCCTCTTCGGTGCGCTTGATAATCGACTTGCGGCCGAGACCGCCCTTAGCGAATTTCTCCGGCTCCTCCTCACTGGTCGCAGACCGCAACGTGCCGCCGACACCAGTACCGATCGCGTAATTGAGCGCCTTGGGGTCGACCGTCGGGCCGAAATACTCGGCCAACCAGCCCGCGGGCTTGAACCCCTTCGGTAGCTTCTTGGTCATACGCTCGAGCAGCTTGCCTGGAACCGGTAGTTGACCGAGCATCTCGCCCGCGGCCAACCCGTACTGTTCCAGCGTCGGGAGTCGAGACGACTCACCTAGACCTTCCTCGGCTAGATACTTGTTGATCAGCTCATCGTACTTACTTGATGCCTCCAGAGCAAACTCCGGGGCTTTCTCTGACAAGCCGTAGCGACCACCCGTGAGTAAGTCGCCAAGGAAGTGTGGCAGCGCGGGGAGGGACTTGGTGGATTCAAGAAGGCCCGCGAACGGTACACCGCTGGAGCTCGGCATAACGTTGGCCTTCGCACCAGCACGAACGGCTCTGAGGACTCGAGGATTAAGCTCGCCTAAATCTTCACCCCACTCGGACAGACCGGGGCGTCCTTCGTAAACCCGACGTTGATCTGCCATGGGGAACCTCCCGCCGCGATTATACACCGAAGCTTCACGCCGCATAAGGATTCTGCTTCTTGGGCTTCGGTATCGCCCGCTCCTCGAACCTGTTCGATGAATTCAACGAGAGGAACCGCTTATCATGCAAATAACGCAGCGCCTGTGACATCGTGTCGACGTAATCGTCATGCTCATCGTTCGGGAACCGCGACACCTGCTTCATGAACCCATCGGCCCACGACGCCCACCGGCCCGGATTCTTCTTGCTCTCGGGCAAGTACACGAGCCCAGCCTCAATCAGCGGTGCCACGATGTGGGCTCGCGCTACCTTGTCGACGTGACCCGGATTGTACGGCGTGACCGGCACCCGCGCACGACCGAGATCCTGTAAGAGGCTCTGGCCCGAGCCCTTCTGCTCGATCAGCACCATGTCAGGCGATCGCGACTTGTTCGCCACATCCTTCTCATCACCCGCATACTTCGATGCCCAGTCTCGAATGACCTTGGCGCGAAGATCCGGGTACTCGAGGTGATCGGACCATGCATCCAGCACCATGACGCGGTACTCGCCCTTCAAGCGAAAGACACCCCACACCGAACACGCAGTCGGATCGCCGGTCGTCTTCTCCGTGAACGCGGTATCGTAGGACTGCAGCACATACTCCATGACCGGCAACGGCTGCGTCGCGGGCCAAAGCTCGAACCAGTCAATCTTGAGAATGCCACCACCCGCGGGGGTCGGGAGCTGCTGTAGCTGACCCGACACGCCGTACTCGCCGAGCTGGGTCTTAAGCGCTCGCAGCTCTTTCTCGCCGAATCGATCGGGCCAAAGCAGCTCGCCGCTCTTGGTTCTAGGATCGTACACCCCAAGCGACGTACTCCGGAGCGTTCCGTCGTACTCGGCGGGCAAACACAGGTGATCCCAGCCACCTAACTCGAGAACGCGCCCGGAGACGTCCTTCTCGTGCAGACGCTGCATGATCGTGACCATCGCATCACGCTTGGGGTCGTTAAGACGGGTCGACCAAACCATGTCGAACCATTCAAGCGCAGACTCACGCAACACGTCCGATTGTGCGTCCTGCGCACCGTGCGGATCGTCGAGGATGAGCCTTGAGCCACCTTCACCGGTCGCCGTACCACCGACCGAGGACGCGATGCGATAGCCGGTCTTGTCGTTCTCGAACCGCGTCTTCTGGTTCTGATCGCCCGCAAGCTCGTACACATCGCCCCAACGGTCCTGATACCACGGACTCTGAATCAGGCGACGCGCCTTCACGTTATCGCGAGTCGACAGAATACCCGAGTACGAGGCGCACAGATACTTTTCATGCGGGCGAATCGCCCACTCCCAGCACGGCCACATAACCGACACGATCGTCGACTTCGCATGACGCGGCGGTATGTTGATCAGGAGCTTGCGAATCTCGCCGCGAGTGACGGCCTCGAGATGGTCGCAGATGACACGGATATGCCACCCATCGACGAACTGCACTCCGGGCTCCACGACGTGCCAAGCTTGCTTGGTGAACTCGTAGAGCGATTCGGTTGCCATCCGCCTCTCGCGCTCCAATGACAGCGCGTTGCGCAGAGCGTCGCGATCGATCAATCAGCAGACCTGAACATTTCTTCAAGTTGATCAGCGATCGACTGAGAAATGTAAGTGTCATCAAGGTCGTCGAACTTTTGACGAAGAGCTTGGCGGATAGGTGCGGAGGCTTCCTTGCCGATCAACTTTTCGATCTCGCCAAGCGAACCGCCATGAAGGTGATCAAACGCATAATCGACACCCATGTTGATCAAATCAAGATATGTGCCCTCAGGGAGGTTGTGAAAATCCCGAGACAAATCGATACCAGGATTGGCCTTTTCAAAATCATACACTATGGAAGGCACAAGATCTCGATTGATAAAATCAGAGATATGATCTATCGGTGCCTCATCGAATATTTCGTCGTTGTAGCCCTTGTAATTATAAAAGTCTCGGGACAAATCATGAAGCGATCCGCTCACATCAACTTCAATACGCTTGAGATAATCTTCAACATCCTCGACCGGGATCTTAGCGAAGTTGGCGATTTCAGAGGCAGGGATGGGAGGCGGGATTGGATCTTCGCCGGTCTCCATAGCTAAATCAAACCCCTTCCTACCCAAACGCTCTAATTGTACAGGCTTGAGCTTTGGCTTTAAGAACGCCGCGATCGCGGCCTGTATCGAAGCATCCGGGATCGCCTTCATCGCGGGCTTAGCGACTTGCTGAATGAGGACGTCTTTAACTGACGTCGGCACGGGAACCATCGTAGCACCGGCCACATCACGCGCCGCCTTAAGGATCTCCCGGCGTTTCGGTGACTCGAGACCGGTCTTGGCCTCGGATACACGACGCTGGACCTTCTTCTGAGCCTTCGGCTCACCAGCGAGGGCCGGTAGCAAAGGTTCATCGGCCAGCGCCGGAAGCCCCGTGACCTCTGGAATTTTGGCCGCGGTCGCCATGATCTGGATCATGTTCATCGTGCCGATCGGCCCAAGACGCTCGTACACGTCCGGCTGAAGGAGCTGATTGATGTCAGTCAGTGTCGCTTCCTTCGTAGGCCTCGGTTTAGGAGGCTTCAACCCACCTTTAGCCATTCACGGGCTCCTGTGCTTTGTCGAGGAGAGCTTGCAACTGGTCAAGCTCCGCGGTTGACAGCTTCTTGAGGTCGAGACCTTCGATGCCGAGCCCGCCCTTCACCTTCATCTCAACGTCGATCTGCTGCCGCACCTTCTCCTCGGCCTTACGGTAGATCGTCGCCCGGTTTCCGGCGAGCAGGAACTTCAAGAGGTCATCTGAATACTTGGTCTTCGCACCAACGAGCTGCCCATTCGAGAAGATGGGCTCTTCAACACCGTTCACGGATCGATCGAACAGCGCTCGCTCTGCAGCGTCAAAACGCTCCTCGTTGATTTGATCCCACATATCGGCGAAGAACCGGTGGTTCGAGCGCCACTCCATAGCCCTCGAGCGAGACAATCCGTCGATGTTGTACGCCTTGATGACGTCCTGCGTTGACTTAAATTCAGCGAGGAACCGCATCATATCGGCGACTAATCGTGCGATCTTCTCCTCGGGCGTATCGCCACGCAGCTTGTACGTGTTGAAGCTACGGACGGCTTGCTCACCGCCGATCGATTCTACGTACTTGGCCCGCATTTCGTCGAACGTATAGCCGATGATCTGCTCGAGTGCTTGGATGGCGACTTCGCCCATCCCGTGCAGGGGGCGAGGGTCATTATCAAGGACGCCGCGGTTACGCGGAGGCGGCATTTTGCCACCGAGGACATTCTTCTGCCCACCGGCCTTTTTCTTGAGGATTGCGCGTTTTGATTCGTTAGACGGCATACAGGGATACTTGACTGCCCAATGGCCGCAATGGTAGCATCTCTGGGCCTGTTGAAGCAAGCACTTCAACATCGGCGGGCTGTTCAAGCCCTTGTAGCGGTGTAGCGGTTTCAGTCGAATAAATGCTACACGCACTCGAAACGTTCCGGACCGTGTAGAGAACACATTTGTAGCATGTAGCGGGGGGATACTATACCCTGTTCGCATATTCATACCCCCTTCCGACAATAAAAAGGGGGGTACTATAGGGGTAAGAGAATATAAATATATATATAGGGGTATGCAAAGATAGTATATCCCCCCCGCTACAATGCCACACTATAGTATATTGCCCTTTTTTTGTACGGACGGGAACGGCATCAGAAATATAGCTCGTGTGTAGCACCCCCCTATGCTACACAATGACTACAGAACCGGTATTAGCCGCTACAATGACCGTCCTACGGGCAGAATCGCCCTGTAGGTGGTGTGGCGTCCTT